TTTACCAATAAATTCATTAATTGTATCACTCCAATGTGAACTTCTGTAATAGAAATTATTAGATATATCATTATAAACTATAACGTCATCACAATAAGCCTTGTAAAATTTAGTGTTGTATAAAGGTTGAGTTGGGTCTAAACCAAATATCTTTCTCGTATTAAAAGAAAACATATACAAAGCTCCATTAACCCAATTGTTTTGGAATACTTGGGCAAAAACTCCTCTACATAATGCGAAATTCATTGTAAATCTAACCTTCCATTCTAATAGTAATTTTAAATCATTATCAAAAGCAAAATTAAATAGATATTTTTTTTGTCCTCCAAGTAATGTAGGATTAAGTAAACAATAACATCCATTAATAACTCTACCTTCAGGTACTGAACATTTAGAAGGTCCATTATAAGGAATAATACCCCAAGTATGTCCATCACCACTATAACAAGATAAAGGTACTATACCCTCACATTGTAGTGTTTCGGTTAATGCTGTTATTGCAGATGGTTCATCATATGATCCCCCATTTATTAATTCTAATCCTATTTGTATTTGTAATGGTGGTTCTTGTCCTTGTGCGGTATAAAAAATAAAACTATTATTTTGATGTAGTCCGTAACCAGTGTTTGATCCGGTACCATTTTCAGTTTTGGTTGATGTTGGTAATCTGTCACTTCTCATAACCAAATAATTTCTACTATTAAAATTAATTGGGTTTGGGTTAAAAGTCCTATAATACGCGGCTGAATATAAGAAATTTAAATATTTAAAGTTGTAACTTGGTGTTGTTGGTGGTGAAAAATAATAATATTGTAAAATCTCACAAGCACTATTACAGTTAACCCCTTGAGTGTTGTTTAGAAAATAGTTTAATGCGGTTTGAGAATTAAAAACTAAATTATTAAATCCGTAAACACCATTAGATCCTATGAAAGTACCGCCTCCGAAATAAAAGTTAACTGTTGTTTGTGGTGGTGGGTTATAAGGTACTAAATAATTAGTGTTTGAAACTATGAACATGTTCGCAGCCATGGTAATAGTTGGAAATCCTGGAAGTGGGGTTGGTACATAAGAAGTATAGGTACCCGCAGCGGCAGTTGTATTATCATCAGTCGCCAAATAGTAAAATGGTAAGTTAGAAGTAAATGCTGTAAAGTTTGGGTTTGACGGTGTTGGTCCTGTAATTGATAACGAAAATGAAGGAAAATATAAATTATGTCCTTGATTATTTGATGTCAAATGTGATATTGGATGTGCGGGTTGTGTTGCATTGGCATTTATTGGGTACCCCTGAATTGGTACGTTCATATGATATTTACCGGTCAACGTCACCGTATTAGGTGTTAAATGACCATAAATTCTAGATAAATCATATTCAATTGTTTGTTTTTGTGTATGTGCGTCAACCCCTCTTGTACAAATTATTATTTCATAATTTTCATAACTATACATTGCTTGTAAAGCAGATGTAGGTACTGTGTAAATGTCAAATATGTTTGCGGGAGTACCATTAACTAAATCACAACCAGGTCTTAAGAATTTTATTTTATGTAATAGATAACCAGCAGGAAATAAGTTTTGGTTTGTTAAATTTGCTAACTGTAAAAAATTACCAACAGTTAAACCTGTAATTGCCTGAAAATACTCAACGTCTGTTGGGTATTTTAAAAACGATTCTTCATATCCATTTACCCCTAAAGTTGTTGGTCCATTATTTGCAGTGGAAAGTATTTGAGTAAGAGAAGTTGCGGTGAGTATAATATTTGCAGATAAAAAACCTCCTGAATTCAAAGACGATGGATCCGCATAGTTTATTGTAACACCAGTTTGTCCTGTAAAAGTAACACCTGTTATAGAATTTAAATTAAATTGGTTAAGTGTCCCACCTGTCAAATTAACTCGTCTATTAGTTGAATATTGGTCGTAATAATTTGGATTTTGGAATGAAAATAAGGTCCCTGGTGTTAATGAAGCCATTGTGCCAGGGTTTGCTAACATAACAAAAACTTGATCTTCATATGGTTGTGATCCAACAAATTGAGGGTTTACTCTAACACCTACTCTATTTGGTGCGTTAACACCAAAATACTTATCTCTAGTGTTAAATTCATTTAATCTTTGTGGGTATGTTGAGGTAATTGGAAATGCAAACCATCTATCATCAGGACCAGTATTTTTTTTAGCCGCAAACAAAAATGGTTGTGGTGCATGTAATAAATCTTTTTCATTTGGTGTAAGTTTAATTGGTGTAGATGAACTTAATACATCATAACCTGAAAATAATCTGATAAAATCTTGATTTGCTCTAGCCACAAGAGTTCCATCAATATCACCGTTATTTAAAAGATATTCAAAAGATTGATATTGGTTTGAGCTACCGCAATCAAAAGGTCCATTATTAACATTAGTACTTCCTTGTGGGTTTTGATATAAATTCGGGTGTCCTATATCATACGCACCTGAGGAATTAATCGGAGCTAAAAATCCTGATGGTTGTATTAAAACTAAATCTCCAGTTCCTGAAGAAGAGTTTTGTACTTGTTCATTTATATCGGCTAAAAAAGAATTTAAAGTAAAATCATCATCTAAATCCGCTTCATTACAAGCACAATCACAGGATTGACAATCAGGATAATTAATCATTGGTAAACCTAAACGTGGTATTTTTAATCTTTTAAACAATAAGAATCCCAATCCAACTAACAATGTTGATAAAAGTAGTATTATTGCCCCCGAATATGCAAGATTTGCAACAAATGCCGTTACACAAGCCGTTTGCATAACAGCACCTGAAGGTAACCCCAATCCAATAAATGTCGCCGCAGTTGCCTGACAATCACTATATTCAGCATAAATAGTACCTATTGTTTGTATTTGATTATAAGTCAACCAACCAACAAGTCCTATTGCTAACAATTTTAAGAAAGGCCATGCAAAACCTACAAAATGTATAAGCCACAATATTATAATAAATGGTAATGTTAGAACATTTAGTAATAAATTGAATACGAAAAATATTGGGTCAAAGTTTTTTATAACGTCATTAACAGGAAATGTGTTATTTGTTGTTTTACAAGTTCTATTATCAATTTCTTTAATACCTAAATGTCTTGCTCTTCCAATACCATTTTTATATCTGTCGATGAATAGAGCTGTAGTATAAACTTTATTATAATTAAATTGATAAAATGTATCTTCACAATCTATTGCGGATTGTACATCAGCATAATCATCCCAATCAAGTGAAAACGCATATGATCGATATAAATCAAATTTTTGTTGTGGTATTTCATTAAAGGTGAATACTTGTGGGTTGTTACCAACCGGAGTTCCTTGTATGTAAATTTGGGAACCTGCTGGTAAATCTATCGATTCAACTCCACCGTAATATGGTTGGAATCCTTGACCCGTACCATAATCTATGAAAATTTGGAATGATTGGTTGTTTAATGCTTGTACAAATTGCCAACCGACATTAACACCAATAAGAAGTGTTGGTCCTGTTTGAGCAGGATACGGAGTTGGTGAACCTACAGGTGGTGCCGCTATTGTATAAGTTGTTGTTTGAGTAGGTAAACTTAAAGGATCTAAAGTTGAAGATATCCATCCATGTTCTTTAATATTTGGTACTAAAAAACCGGCTCTTTGGAAACTACCTGAATATTCATCATCCGATAAACCAATTTCTGTTGAAAACTTTGTAATAGATTGCTGAAACCTGTTTATTGATATTGTTTTTTCTTTATTAATCCACCTAAATTTAAATCTATATTTTCCTTTTGTTGGTATTCCTTTACTTGGATCATTAGATAAAATTTGTTCACCAAATTCGTTAGTAGTAATGTAATCTAAATTCATAGGTACACTAGCAACAAACGTACCATTGTCATCAATAATTTTTCCTTGATCAGGTAATTGATACTGTTCTAAAACAGGTCTACCTTCGGTATCGGCAAAAATAGTTTGTCTAATCGCTAAAACTTGTCCAGGACCTGTTATTAATTCACATAAATTTCCCGTATCATTTTTTGGTCTACATTGTATACTTAAAGCATCATCATCCGTTGTTGACAATATTGACCCCATAAATACCGCATATGGTTCAATTACAATGTTTGCAAGTTTTGTTAAGTCAAAATCTAATCTGTTAATTCCAACTTGACATATATCAGTATCCCCCCAAAGAGGTCTCACATCAATATTATAACTAAAACTTTGGATTTGAGGTAATGAATCTAAGTTTGTTGAGATCTTGAATTGAGCCCCATCGACTTGCGCTTCAGTTGCAATTCCTTGTTGAATTAGGTCTTGTGGTGATAGTGAAAAACATCCTATATCTGAAAGGTCAACATCCATAACAATAGTTTGTTCACCAACAGGAACACCAAAAATCATAAAGTCACCACTTTCGTTAGTTTTTACGGTAAATCTATAATATTTGTCATATACCTCTACATAAGATGAATCCATTAAAACATCTGCTCTTGTGGGAAAAGTTCCTGTGGCTTGATGTCCTAAATACGATGGTTCTTTTGGTAGTAGATTATATCTATACCCTTCTTCGTTTCTAGAAGTTAAATTTTGATAAGGGTATAATTCTGAAATTACGGGGTTATCAACATCTCCTTCTTCTAATGGTATGAAAACTGAAACTCTAGCATTTGGTACTCCATATCCATTGTTGACGGTAACTCTACCCACAACAACACCATAATCTGAACAGAATCTGGTATACACATCATTAGATAATATTTTTAGTGAAAGTATTTCTAAAAATTCAAAATCTTGGTCTAATTCTACATTGATATACTTATCGACACCAACTTCCGTTCTAATTCTATATGATTTGGGCATTAAATTTTCTTTTTTTGATAAATAGTTTATTTCCTATTTTCAAAAAAATAAGGCCTAATAGAAAAAAATAAATCTCTATGAGAAACTTACTGTGTTAAGATTGAGAACTCTTACATTAATATCCCTATTTTGATATCTAATTTGGTAAATTTGTGAAGGTTCTGCGTAAATAGTATCGGCATATAATTGTATTTGTCTTGTAACACTATTTGAGTAAGCTTGAGATGTTTCAAATGATGAATATTGACCACCAACTAAGTTATAAAACTTCATATCCGATATACTAATTACACCGTTTTGTGATTGTATCAATCTTCTTAACTCAGATACAACAACATTTTGACCTAATTGTCTTGTCAAAGGATTAAAATAATTTGAGATTATTTCAATTATTTTTGCAACAACCGCACCTTGTGTTTGTGAATTATCTAAAACAACATCACAATCTACCGCCAAATCAATAGGTTCCGCACTTTCGATTGAAATGTAGTCATTTATCATTCGATAGTTTGAGAGGTAATTTGCCACATTTTGTTTTAATGTGTTGGATATTACGTCCGTCAAATTTCCACTTGTATCATAAGATAACATCTTAATTTTAACCTTATTATTTTCTTCAACAACACCAACTTTTGCAGGTGCCCCAAAAATCGAAGGCATATTTCTTATTACTGATTCGTAGTCGTTAACTGTGACCGCTCTATTCTGAGCCGCAAAATTAAATGATACCATCTGTCTAACATCTTCCGTTGTTGGTGCGTTTGCCCCACCAATAGCGGCTGTAACATTATTACATCTTAAACTATTAATTACGGCTCTGTTTACAGTGTCTGATGGACCATTAACAGAAAACGAAACCGTACCAATTTGATTAATCGCATTTACACCAATGTTAGATCCTACACCACCACCAATTCTATATTGTATAAACAAAGTACTATTTGATTTCAAAGCGGCACCTAACCCTAAATTATTTGAGTATCTTGCGATGTCAAAACCTTTACCATCTCTCGCAAATTCTCTTAATTGTTCTTCTGCAGATACATTACCACCACCAAAAGTCATTTTAAGAAATCCTTCAGGTGTGTATTCAGTTATGAATTTTTCAGATGTAGATATGTACTTACCTACTTTAATACCAGGTTGATCAGATGGTTTTGTCGGGTCTTCAACAAAAACTCTGTCTTCAACCAACGCTTTAACTTCAAACCATCTATCAGGACCTAATGTTATAAAATCTTGAGGTTCAGGTATTGTTGAGTATTGTGTACCATCTTTTAATAAAACACTCGTAATCCCTAAAACATTCTTTTCAGGTAAGAATAATTGAAAATATGGTATAACGTCATTTGGTGTTATTACTCTTTTGAAGACTTTTGTAACACCGTTAACCACTACTTCTCTTTTTGTTATCGTGTAATTTAAAAGGTTTCCGTTTGCATCAAAATTAGGGATTTTTAATCTGTTTGGTGTTCCTTCGGCGTTTATTGGGGACGCAAAATCAATATCATAAACAGTTTCAAATGGTTGTCCACCACCATTAACCAAAGATCCTCTTCTTAATATACCACAATATCTTAAGTCTTCTCTATCCCCAAAAGCAGGTACTGTAATTGAGAAATCAACTAAAGCAACTGACGGTCTTTGACCAGGTATTTTTAATCCATAAGTTCTAGCAATATTATAAATTGATCCTTTTTGTTGTGCAAATTGTAAGACAGTTTCCTGTATACTTCTATCAATTTGAAATTGTAAGTTATCCGTTACGGCAGCATTCAAATCTAACATAACCGAGAATATCCCAGCATCATTAAAGTTCTGTACTAAGTCAGGATAATAAGTTCTTGTGAAATTAATTAATTCGGTTCTTATCCCTTGAAAGTCCCTTGTTGTGTACGATATTTTTTTCTCTGCCATTTTTTATTAAATATTTATTATGACAAAATCACTTGCTTCAAACGCCTGATTTGTTATTCTATAGTTTATTGTGATTTTAGCGGTATGTTCTAAATCTGAAATACCAGGAACTCTAAATTCCCTCTCATCATATTCATTAATCGTGTAACCTTTATCTTCCTTACCCATAGAAGCATCTTCTATTTTTACTTCAGTAACTATTAAGTTAGGTAAAAAATCACCAATAGATTGTCTTATGTCAGCTTCAATGTCTGAAAATGTTGGTCCGTCTAATGGTTCAAAAATATACTCGTATAATCTTGTACCAAAAGTTGGTAAATAATATCTTGACCCTTTTCTTGTTAATAATAAATGTATTAAACAATTTCTTATTTCCTCTTGGTTTGTATTAGATACATCTAAGTATCTACCAACAAACGAGTCTCTAAAAGGAAAACTTACACCATACGAAATACCTGTTGCCATATCACTTATAAATATAAGTTATAGAATTTTTAAGTAAAAAAAAATCACGACCTAAGTCGTGATTCTTAATTTTAAGATGAACATCCAAAACATTCAAAGTCAGAGTTCTCAGGTCTTGGTGGTAAATTCAAGTTAGAATAATCAACCTTTGGTGGTTCAGGAGTGGCCTTTGGTCTTTCTTTTTTTGAAATGTCCATTGCCAAGTGTTTTGCTCCTGTTGAGATTGCTTTGGTTCTAACATAATAACAAAGTGTTTTCAAACCACTATCCCAAGAGTGGAAGTGTGATGAGGTAATCTTTGATAATGTTGGGTTAGACATATAGATATTCATTGACTGTGATTGATCAATA